TAGTATTGGGTACAGATACCGCATCGCCTCCAGAGAAATATCGTCCCGGATGGCATCCCTGTTCGAATAACAGGCATAGAGCGTAGCCTTGCAGATGTGCGTTTCCCGTGCGATGTCCTCCATACTTGTCTGCCCGACGCCATTTTGAAGGAACAGCTTTTTCGCGGTCTCTAAAATCCTTGTCCTATTGAATTCCGCTCTCTCCGGTTCTTTTTTTCGTGCCATATCAGTTTTCTCCCGCGCTTTCCAGCGCATTTTCCGCGGCCTTCATGATGACCCTGCTGGAGTTCGTCGCACCGGATACAGCTTCCACTCGGGCATCCTGCTCCCGCACCATATCGTCCGTGATGACCTCCGCCGCACCGCCGCGCTCATTCCTGTGCTCAAGTATCACGACATCCGTGATGGTTTCATTGCTTACGTCTACGCGGACCTTGGCATATATGTACCCAACATCACACTCTCCGATATAGGAGCCGTCAGGGATACCCGTCGCGCTTATGTCCGTGACCTCAACGGCGTTCATTTTTTTTGTGTACTGGCCGAAGCTGACGACGCCGCACAGAATGTGTACGACGATCAAAATAATAAGCAGGCCGGCAGCGAAGTGGTGTATGGCCCGCCATTTTTTGCACTGTCCGCGAAGCAGAAAGCTGACGACTGCCAGCGCGATGCAGACGACCATAGAGACGCCGGTGATATAGGTGAGAAGTGGTCTTTGGTGCGCCAGCTTCCAGCTCGTGACAAGATGGAGCGCCGTCGAGGCCAGCAGTAAAAAGCCCAGCGCTTCATGTAGCGTCAAAAGAACTTTGCTTGTTTTCCCTTGATAGACTGTATTTTTCAGCCTTTTGCAGTATTTCAGGAGAAACATGCAGCATTCCAGTACCAAAAGGACTGCCGTTACAATTCCAAGTACCATTTTACACCCCGTTCCCGCGCGGGCGCGCACGGTAAAAGATTAATCAGACGGACCGTATATTTAATTATACGCATCGTCTGATTATATGTCAAGGACTTAATATAAACGCATGGCATGCGGGAGAAGGGAGAAACGACATTGACGGCCGAAGACCTGAAAAACCTGAGAGACTGCCACGCGCAGATTGCCAGTCTGAAAGGGCGCATTGAAAGGCTGCGGTCGTCACTGTCGTCTCCGGCCGTTTCCCGGCTTTCACATGCACCCGCCAGCAGTGGTATGCCGGGTGATCCAGTAGGCGACGGAGTAGTCAGGTTGGCCGAAATGGAAGAAGAGCTTCAGAAACGGATCATGGAGTTGGAGCTGAAGATCAGATGTGTGGAGACAGAGATCGATGCCCTGCCGCCCCGAGAGAGGTCGGTTATACGGGCAAGGTATGTAGATGGACTGAGCTGGAGGAGGGTAGGAAAGGTCGTTGGGTATTGCGAGAATCACTGTAAGAGAATAGATGCATTAGTGAAACATCGTATGCGTTGAATTATATCTCGTTAAGAGGTAGAATATATTAACCTAATTGGAATTTAAGCAGACTTGTTTATAACTATTATTAATAACTAAAACATAGAGGCGATATCCTATTTAAGGGCTTGCGTAAGGATATTGAGCTACTCAGTTTCCATTACGGGGAGAGATAGCCGTGGAAAGCATAAAAAAGAAGAACATATTTAATATTATGTATTGCACTTTTAGAAAGATGTTATGTAAGAAGTCCATCATGGTTAACAGAGATTTTTTTTCAAAGATTCCGGGCGCAAGCTTCCAATCTGCAGGCGATGACAGAACCGGACTACTTTATCATTGGTATTGGTATGGAAAGGATTTAACTGGTGAAATAGGAAAATTCCTTGTTGGAGAAAAGTTCGCTAAAGGCTCTTTCTTTACATTTGATGAAGCTACTGCGCAAGGTGAGTTTACTCGCGTGGAAATGCGGGTTAATGCAGACCCAAATGAAATAGTATTCCATGTTGAGTACTTTGATGGCAATGGCAATAGCAGCGACCAACAGTTTATTAAGTCCAGAATTAAAAAACGCCTTGATTCTCTTACTGTAATATCGATTGTTGGCTCAGTTGCATCGTTGCTCGGAGTTGTTTTGGGAATAATCTCCCTATGTCGATAGAGCTAATAAAAGAACAAAAGAAGTGCAGTGTGTTGTCGTACTAATTTAGGAGGCTTTGTTGATAAGTATGAAACTTTAGAATTCAATACTCATTATGTTTAAACATAATTCAATCAAAAAATATGCAACGTTATGCTACATTTATCCATGCTATACTCCTACCATAGAAATCCACCCGCAAAGCTAATCTTTGCGGGTTTTCTAATGCGGCCGCAGTGCACATCAACCCCAGCCCGGTAAATTGCGCACGCTGCCGCCGCCGAACCGAAAGGAGAGGCGAATGGTTAACGTCATCAGGGGTGATGCCCTGCAGGAGATCGGGAAGTTCCCGAAGGACTATTTCGGAGGGATTATAACGGATCCGCCTTACAGCTCGGGTGGATCCGGCACGTCTGCTACGAAACAGACCACGGCGGACAAATATACAGCTACAAAGCGGAAGTGCCCGTATCCCAACTTTGAAGGGGATAACAAGGACCAGCGGAGCTGGACAAGCTGGATGGCCGAGTGGATGGGCATAGCGCGGGAGAAGTGTAAGGCGGGCGCGCCCATCGTGGTATTCATAGACTGGCGTCAGCTCCCCAGCATGACCGACGCGCTCCAGTGGTCCGGATGGATCTGGCGTGGCGTGGCAGTATGGGACAAGCTGAACAGCCGGCCGCAGCAAGGACGCTTCCGCCAGCAGGCGGAGTTCATTGTTTGGGGCAGCAACGGTCCCATGCCGGTTGATAGAAAGGCCCCGGTGCTCCCAGGCGTGTTCGGCGCGGCAATGCCATCGCCGGGTGAACGGCTGCATCAGACACAGAAACCGCTTGACCTCATGCGAAAGCTGGTGCACGTCTGCGAGCCCGGCAGCCACATTCTTGACCCGTTCGCCGGAAGCGGAACGACTCTGGAAGCAGCGCGTCTGGAAGGTTATGCCGCGACGGGGATCGAACTGTCGGAGGAGTACGGCGCCGTGTGCAAAGAAAGACTTAGCCAATGCTGATTGTATTATCCGGGTCGAATCAACGGCCCGGATCCTGTTTACCTCTGGTCTATGCGTGAGGCCAATGCGTCTTGGAGTACCTTTGAGAGACTGACGCCAGCAGCGTTTGCGGCGTCGTCCATCCATTTTGGTAAGCTGACCGTTCGACGCACTGCGCGGGGATCTCATATATCAGCGCTGACGAAGTTGACAAACCCGGAAGCCGGGGCCTCTATGCAATGAATGTCTGTTGCCCCAGGTACTTGTTCGTTTTTGGATTCGAGATATACAATCCATTGCATTAATGCTTGCTGTGCCATGTGGAGCGCATTGCTCAAGTTCTTTCCTTCGCTGATGCAGCCTGGCAAATCGGGAAAGGTGATTGTGTATGTACCGTCACTGTTTGCTTTGAATATAGCGGGGTAAATGTACTGCATGGCTGTACCTCCCTTATGTTACGTTGTGGTTCTCCTTCTAATAGTTCAATTATATTACATAATTTACGTAACTGGAAGAGGTAGCAAATTGAAACCGTGGGCAGAGCAGTTCTACAACAGCGACGCGTGGCAGGCTTGCCGCGAATCCTTTTTGCTGAGTAAAGGTTACCTGTGCGAGCGGTGCTCAACGCCGGACGACCCGGTCGTTGCGAAGATCGCGCACCATAAGGTTTACCTGACCCCGGGCAATATAGACGATACGCGCGTCGCGCTCTCATGGGACAACCTTGAGGCGCTATGCCAGGACTGCCATAACAAGGAACATCACCGCGCCGATCGGAAGAATAGGTATTCGTTCCATGAGGAAAGGAGGGCGTTTTTGTGGGGAAAAGGAAAGAGTTAACCAAAGAACAGAAGATCAGGAAAGAGATTGCCCGACTTCACCGGGTTTTCAAAGACCTTGACGGAAATAAACTGCAGACCGTCGAAAGCCTGATCAGAAACGCCGCTTTCATGGCTGTTTCGCTCGAGGAACTCCAGGAAATTATCAATGAAGAAGGGTATATTGTCGAATACCAAAACGGCGAGAACCAATACGGCACAAAGCAGAGCGACGCGGTAAAAACCCATATCGCTATGACGAAAAACCACGCTGCCATCATCAAGCAGCTGTCCGACCTCGTCCCGCCCGAGAAGAAAAAGGACAGCAAACTTCAAGCGTTAAGGGACGAGTAAATGCCCTTCAAGAACTACATTTACGAGTACCACGCGGGGATCCAGAGCGGCAGAATAACAGCCGGCAAATGGGTGCGTCTGCTCTATGGGATCATTATTTCCGGCCTCGAGAAAGGCGAGTATTTTTTCGACCCCAAGAAGGCAAACAAGGCGATCCGGTTCATAGAGGGCTTTTGCCATCATTGCGAAGGCCGGGAGGATCTCCTGAAGCTGGAACTCTGGCAGAAGGCATGCGTCTCGGTGATTTTCGGGATCGTGGATGCCGACGGCCTACGGGTATTCCGCGAGGTATTCGTCGTCATCGGCCGGAAAAACGGCAAGACGCTGTTCGCATCGGCGATCATCGCGTACATGGCTTATCTGGACGGGGAATACGGCGCGAAAATCTACTGCCTTGCCCCGAAGCTGGAACAGGCTGAAAAGGCATACGACGGATTTTACCAGATCGTACAGAAGGAACCGGAACTCAGCGCCCTTGCCCGTAA